ATGAAAGTATTAATTGTAGTAGATATGCAAAATGATTTTATTGACGGTGCACTTGGCACGAAAGAAGCGGTTGCTATTGTACCTAACGTTATTGAGACTATTAAGGGCTTTGAAGGAACGATTTTATACACGAAAGACACACATTTTGATGATTACATGGATACACAGGAAGGAAAAAATCTGCCGGTGCCACATTGCATCAAAGGAACCGACGGTTGGAATCTGGCAGAGGATATCGAGGCGGTGAAATGCCCACAGGACAAAGTGTTCGAGAAGATGACCTTCGGCTCCAAAGAGTTGGGAGACTATTTACAGAGACTGGCTATTGAGGAAGACATTGAAGAAATTACGTTGGTGGGGCTGTGTACGGATATTTGTGTTATTTCCAATGCATTGCTCGTTAAAGCGTATTTACCGGAAGTACCGGTTGCTGTATTGCAGGATTGCTGCGCCGGTGTTACGCCTGAAAGCCATAAGAATGCTTTAGAAGCAATGAAGATGTGCCAGATCGAAGTGCGGTAATACAAACTACCACCATGTCATCTCCGACTGGTGGTAGTTAATCCCAAATTATTTCCGATCTTGGCTGTTCTGTTTTTGGCACCGTTCCATACTTCTTTATTGTATAATCAAAGTTATCTTCGACACATTTTAACAGTTCCTCTGCATAGGCATCCTGATCAAAATCTATATCATTTGGATGATTTGGGTAATATCCAAAATGCTCGATAAATTTCATACTGGCTTCCTTATGTTTTTGCGTCATTTTATCCCTCCTTTAACTTTTGGGTAGCGTTGTCGCCTTCTAATTTATTGTCTACTTATCACAGTAGCAAATCTATTTCTCGCGGCCTCATCTTGTGGGTGTATTATTATTTTTCCTTCTTTAGCACACTCTCGAAGATGTTCTTTGTAGTCTTCTATTCCCGTATAACAATCATAATTAAACCCCAGACTCTGTCCGGTCTTTTCCTTTAACTCTTTATTTAATTGTGATATCTCTTCATCTGCAGCTATCATGTTCAATATTGTCATTTTACAATCTCCTTATAAGCATCACACAACTCTCGTGTATCCAAATTTACTGCCTGGCCACATATTGCTATTTTACCAATAAAATAATAACAATATGTGGATCGGCCAGTAACTTCCAATATGGGAAGTAGTTAGTAATTATAACATAATATTTTATCAATTTGTGGGTTGGAATGCAATGCCTTCAACCCAATGTAATTTTAGCATGATTTTTTATCGATTTGTGGGTTGGAATGCAATGCCTTCAACCCAATGTAATTTTAGCATGATTTCTTATCGATCTGTGGGTTGGAATGCAATGCCTTCAACCCAATGTAATTTTAGCATGATTTCTTATCGATTTGTGGGTTGAAGGCATAGAAGTTGCGTGAGTCTCGTTCATCCTGTACTTTGCGGAGCGCTTCACCAAAGCGCTGAAAATGAACAATTTCACGTTCTCTTAAAAAGCGAATCGGATCTGCAATCTCTGGGTCCTTCACAAGACGGAGAATATTGTCGTAAGTTAAGCGTGCTTTTTGTTCAGCCGCCATATCTTCGTAAAGATCTGTGATCGTATCGCCGGTGCTCTGGAACTGGCTGGCACTGAAGGGCTCGCCGCTTGCGGCCTGTGGCCAAATGGCTAAGGTGTGATCGATATAATATTTGTCAAATCCAGAAGCCTTGATTTCTTCCGGGGTAAGATTCTTGGTTAATTGGCATATGATGGTTGCAACCATCTCTAAGTGGGCCAATTCCTCGGTGCCGATGTCAGTCAACGTTCCGGCCGCAATGCGGTTTTCCATGGAATAACGCTGTGACAGATATCGCATGGAAGCACCAATTTCGCCGTCAGGACCACCGTGCTCGGATAGTAGCAATTGCCCCAAAATGCCTAAAATACGGCATTTGTTATATAGATATTATATCATAATAGTTGCGCATGATTTCTGCCCATAATGGAGTTTCGGAGAAACTCCTAAGATGAGCACTGTGTGCTCATTATATCATCAGACAGAAATGCAGAAAACTGTTGTTTCTCACGATTCCATTCAAAATGATCAAATATTTTTCGTATAGCGGTAGCTTTTTGCTCTGTGGTAACAGATTCATCTTGAATCAATCGGATTATTTCCCCAAAATCAACTTTCTTGCGATTTTGTTTTGGAGCGATAGGTGTTTCTAAGGTAGCTAGCTTGGCTTCCAGTTCGTTCTGTCGTGCCATGATCAATTGTTTATTTTCTCGGTATTCATCGAGTGTGTCTACTCCGTTTCGGTATGCTTCTTTTACGCGCTTGAGTTTTACGCTCAAGCTGTCAAGTTCGGATTGCGTACGCTTCACCTCAAGGTCATCCGTTTCCGCTCCGGCTTGCTCGCTGTATATATAGTAAAAATCGGAGGCGGCAAGGGACTGTAGTGCAGATAAAACTTCTTGGACCGCTTTGGCTTCTGTGATACTGCTGGTGGAACGACACACTCCTTTAGCATGCTTCCAGCAATTAAAAAAATGCACATCACGGTGATAGCCTAAATTGGATCCGCATTCGGAACAGGCTATCATGCCTGACAGCCAATGCCCGGCAGTAACGGAAGTTCGTTTGCGGCCAAATCCACCATGTTTTCTTGCCTTGCAACGCTTGGCTTGTGCCAATCCCCATTGCTCATCTGTAATGATTGGCTCATGCTTTCCGTCAACTATGATAATTTCATCCTCATTTTTACGCTGGTGATTGTTTCTGTCGTAATAGTTCCAACGGATCTTTCCGATATAAAAGGGGTTATCCAAGATGTATGCGACTGTTTTTAACTCAAATTTGCTACCCCTGTTGCTACGATACCCGAGAGCATTGAGCTTGGCAGCGATGTCAGCCATTGCCATATCATCTTTCGTGTACATATCATATATGTGCTTAACGATGTCTGCCTTAGGTGGGTCTATTTCGGGTATGCAGCCTTTCTTTTTGATGTAACCTAGTGGCGCATTGCTGTTGTAACCGCCTCGCAGAGCATTTTCCGTCATTCCACGATGAACTTCACCGGAAAGGTTATATAAATAAAATTCGTCCGACCATTCGATCACCATCTCGATCAAACGCCCATACATACCTTCGATAATTGGCTCTGATACACTTTGGACATCTACATTGCATTTCTTGCGCAAAATCGATTTGTAATAGGTCGATTCGTCAATGTTGCGGGCGAATCGTGAGAATTTCCATACCAGCACAACATCATATGGATGTGATTTCTCCTTGCAGGTGGCGATCATTTCCTGAAATGCCGGGCGTTTACTGGCATTTTTGCCGGAAATGCCATGCTCTTCTATGTATATTTTGGAGATAAGCATATTGTTTCTAGCTGCATATTCTTTGATTTCACGGATCTGACTATCCGGGGACAGTTCTTCTTGTTTGTCAGTGGATACACGCACATAGGCGCAGGCTGTTTTTATCATATTCACACACTCCTTTGGTATAATTTATAAAAATGTGTATAAAAATAACACATCTTTGCAAAATGTGCCTGTGTGTGATACAATAAGCTTGCTTAGGGCGTGTTTGTATCACCAGACACGTGTTGACTGCCCTTGACCATTTGGTCGGGGGCGGTTTTTTATTTTATGTTTGACGATGTGAGAAGTGCTTCCCAATCGCTCGGAAATCCCATCGAGTCAAGTATTTCATCTTTAGTTAAAACTTGTAGATGTTTATTCAAGCTATTAATTGCTTGCTTTATATTATTTAATAGTTTCTTGAAGTCCTGTTTACTAAGCAATAGATTGAATAAAATCATAGCTGCAAACAGGTCGCGCTTTCCATATATATATTCGCCATTAGCGTTTTGTGGAATGCCCATTTCTTTGTGGAGTGGGAAATCACTCAATGGGCGTTTACTGCGGTAGCAATACAAGCGATTGCCATGTGCACAAAAATTGCGTATAGAGGACAGATAAAAAAGGGCACTTTCCAAAGCGTTATCTGTCATATGAAAAGTTTTTGCAACATTCTGCCGTTCGGTTTGCTGCATTAAACTATAAAATTTGCTAATTGTACCTAAGGTAAGTATGTTATTCAAAACCCATAAAGGAATATATCCATAGTTTTTTAGGTAGTGAGATATGCTTGGATCAGAAGCTCTGCTAGAGATCTGCCTTTGGATATCTGCTAATAACTGGGTAATGTGTTTACTTGCTTGGGCTTTTGTAGTATCAAAATTAGTATATGTCAGATAGTTTGTTTCTGGATGTGCTTTCGGGAAATAATAAGCTACCAAACTTTTTATGTTTGTTTCTAAAGGTAAGATATTCTTCAGAAAAATTTCCCGAAGTTTACGGTCAAAATTGTACAATGACACGATTTCTTCGATAGTAGTACCGGTTTTGTATGTATCTTTTCCAGTAAGAAATAAATCGTTATAACCGTTTATGAGATTATAGTAACCAATTCGTTGTAGGTGTTTCTTTGCAGTGCTTTTTTGTTTTGAGGTAGTAATATCCATGCCTCTATTAACAAGTTGGATGATTAACTCTTCTGTTGTTTTGAACGGTTTATCATTCATATAGTATACCTCCATAAAATAAAAAGACCCCGGGCCCGAAGGACACCGGAGTACGTTCCAAATTAATATATGCAAGCAAATAGAAAATATTCGTTTGACATGACCACAGAGTATCACAAAAATTTATAGTTGTCAACAAAAAATTATGTTGACTTTGTGAAAGCGGGGGGATAATTTGCTTTTGGCAAATTATTTTTCTGTGGTTATTGCTCCGGGTTGTAAAAGTTTATTGGTAATTGCTTTTACATGAATAGGTATATATTGCTGCCTCTGGTCATCGACCCTAGGCGGTTGCTTTTCGTAGCAGATTTGTTATAATATCTCTTAACAAGAGAGCTAAATGCTAGGCAAAGACTAGCTGGCATAAATAAGAAGAAAAAAGTAACGCCTTACTTTGTCGAAGCAGGGGCGTTACTTTTTGCGTATAAGCGATATAACAAGAGTAATCACTGCGCAAAGCATAATCACAAAAGTAAATCAATCACTGTATGTAACCATTGGCATCAGCCCCTTTCGTAAAGTCCGGTGGCTGTCGTAGCACCCTTTGGCTCCCCAGTTAAATATATTAATATAATACAGTTGAATCAAGAGAACTTATGCAGTGATTCAACTATATATGTGCTAATAAAAATATCACATATATCTTTTAGCGGACGCAAGCAAATCCTGCTTATATTTATAAATCTCTACGATGTTATCAATGTAAACACGTGAAAAGCTTTTGCTTTCGTCAGGAATTAGTAATTGTTTCCTCTTTGTGTCAAGATTTAGTCGACATATAGGTTTTCGATTGTTGTTATCGAAGAGAATTCCAAAATAACTTTCAGTATCACGATAAAAAATTTTATCTAAAGGAATTTCTTCGGTTAAAATGGCCCGTATGATATTAAATGCTTGAAGTTCTTCTTCTGTTGTGATAATTTTGCTTTTTGGCTCTTCGGAGATTGCAACTTCGTCAGATTTATCATCGCTCCTAGGTTCTAGAGCTGATGAAATCTTTTGATTAACCAAATCGCTTATATAGGTGTTAAAAGACCTTTGAATAATAGGTTTAAATTTATCAATAATCTTTTGAGTTTTTAAGCCATCATAAATGTCGGATAGGATTGTTTTTGCAAAATCATCACTAATTTCTGTAGATTGTTTACGCAACCAATCTTTAATTAAGCTAGAGTATTTTAACTCGGAAGCAACGCTAAATATTGAGTCTTTATCAAATGAATCTTTGCAAAATTTTTTTAATGCATTTACAGAGGTGTCACGTAAGTTTGCCATATCAATTTCTAAAAATGGAGTCATATCCATTTTGTTGGCTTCATCTAAATCAGTGTAAAATTTGTAGCGCAATCCGTTTGTGAGTATTGCAAATTTTGCAGGGCAGGTAGCAAAATAGCGAAATAACTGTGAATCGTGTTTTGTTAATGACTCGCCACACCATTTGCATTCGATCAGTATCTCTGGTGACCCATTATTTAAAATTGCATAGTCTACTTTTTCGCCTTTTTTGATGCCAATATCAGCTGTGTATTCTGGATAAAATTCATTAGGGTTAAATACATCATAACCAAGCAATTGAAAAAATGGTATAATCATTGACATTTTGGTAGACTCTTCGTTGGTAATAGAAGGAGTCATAGTGGTAACTCTTTGCGCAAATTGTTTAATTTCTTCCGTAAAATCCATATTAATCATCCTTTCTTGAGAAAATGTAATAGTATTAATACAAGTGTAATTCAGTGGTTGTTATACAATTCTTTTTCATTTACAGTATTGTGGGTAAAAAAATCATTTTTTTGAATATGTCGCATTTCGTGTAGATACGCCTGCATACGTTGCTCATAGGATAGCCGTGCATTCAAAAAGATGCTAAAACTCCCATCTTCATTAATGGTAACAGTTGCCGGAATAGAATTTCCGAAGTCAATTATAAAAGTGTTAATATCGTATTCGTATATTTGCGTCACCCCCTTATTCTTTATTATGAATTGCCTTGCTCTTTACGTTTTAATGCCATTAACATGCTATGCACAGTTTGCAGATCTTCGGGATCTGCGTCTCTGGCTGCGTCAAAGAGTAAGGACAGTTCTTTGTTGTCGTAAATCTCTTGAGCAATTTTGCTTGTTTCTGGATTGAGATAGTAAGATTGTTGATCCATCTCTTTTTTTTCTTCAATCAGATCCGAGCGGTTAATATTAAAGTATTTTGCAAGCATATCAACTTTATCCATTCTTGGTAGACGCGTACCGTTATACCATGTGGAGATTGCTGATTTATTTATATGTAAATCGTTAATCAAGTCGGTTTGTGATTTGCCGTGCAAATTCATATAATATCTTAAATTTTTAGAAAAAATTTGTTTGTAATAATCTTCTCCCATGAAAACACCTCTTTTCTAATTGCGTTAATGATAAAGATATAATACTACAGAAAATAGAATGATTCAATACAAAAAGCAAAAAAAATTTACAAAAAGTATTGACATCTACAATAAGTAGAGTATAATGATAAATGTAGCCAGGAAATGCAACAAAGAGAGGAGAAAAATAATATGTCTGGTGAATCCAAGAAAAATGGGTTGACCTCAAAAGACATAATTGAACTTGTGATCAATGCGGTTATCGCACTAGCTGCTTTGATTACAGCAATTAAGTCTTAGGGCAACCCAAGGGTGGGAGGGGCGAAAGCCCTAACCACCCTTGGATTTTAGCATATTATCATATAGAGTGCAATGAATAGAGTAAAACAGATGACAATATTGACTGTAGTTCTATTGATTTTAGCCGTAGCGATGGGATTTAGTACAAGATGGAAAATTACGGTAATTACGGCAGCAGTAGTTGATTTAGTCATGATTGTTCGGAGAGTTTGGGAATCTCATGACAAGTAAATGGGAAGAGCTGTCCTATCGGGCTATACGGGGAGAAAGGAAAGTTAGACATGTTACAAATTAGCTTAGCAGCGGCAAGAGTTAATGCGGAAATGACGCAGGACAAGGTGGCGAAAAAGATGAATGTATCAAAACAAACTATAATTAACTGGGAGAAGGGAAGGGTAATCCCAGGGGTGCCAGAAATTGCAATGCTATCCAAACTCTATGGAATTCCGCAGGACAATATTTTTTTACCTTGTTACTCTACAAATAGTAGAGCAACGGAAACGGTTTGATGCAACAATGCAAATTATATGTAGGTGACACAAACACGCCCTAAGCAAGTGTGAGCGAATGAGAGAGGAGGGAAACAATGGACAACTGGCATAAGACAGACATAAAGTTGCGTCTTGATCTGATGGTAGACGGGGAAGGTCTTTTAGATCGGGTCGTAAAATTGAAAAATGCAGCAAATGAAGTTGCTGTGCTGGCAACCGGAATAGAAAGGTATTTGACATTGCAACAGCCGGACTTAGCAGAACAAAATCCGGCTGCGTCCGGAGACAATAAAGAAAGCTAGTTTTTCTTTATTATCTCCACAGCTTCATCAAGCTTATGTACGATGTCGGCACCGAGATTATAAAGGACATCGATGGTTTCTAAATCAATATCAGCTTGATTTAAGGCTTCTTTGTAGTTATCTTCAAAATCATGTGATATTTGAATGATTTGCAAAGCTAATGGATTCATAATGATTTATTACTCCTTTCGTATAACTCGGCTCCTGCATGAGCCTGTTATTTAAGGATAACATAAGGCGTTATGATTCAACAAATTCCGATCGCTTATAGAATGGAGGAAAACAATGCAAGATGTTACATCTTTTTCTGATCGCAAGTTGTCAGAAGAGGAATTTTCCAATAAATACTGGATGAAGGGAAAATACAAATATCAATATTATACAGTAGGGATAGAGGATGCAAACAAATTCTGCTTACCTATGGAAAGGAGGGGAACAATGCGAGACGATACATCATTTTCTGATCGCAAGTTGTCAGAAAAGGAATTTTCCGACAAATACTGGATGAAGGGAAAATTCAAATATCAATATCATACAGCAGGGATAGAAGATGCAAGAGACGAAAGAGAGCAGCTTGTATTTAATAATGTCCGTGCATTGTATGATCTGTATAATGATCTGCTGGTAAACAATGTATATCGCACACAGACAGAGATTAGACAGATGAGAACAAAAATTAATAAGTACACGAGACTGGTTGTTGCAATTTTTTTGTTAGTAATCAATTTGATCATATTAGGACTTAGATAGGAGAAAAGCAAACCATGAAAAAATTGTTCATTAGCCAACCTATGAACGGCAAGACGAAAGAGGAGATTCTTGCAGTAAGGGAAAAGGCTATCGAGAGTGCAAAAGTTATACTTGATGACGATATTGAAGTTATTGAATCATATTTTGATGGATATAACCCAGACGATGGGTGCATCCCCTTGAAATATCTTGCCAAGGCATTAGAACTATTGGCTGATGCCGATGTGGTATATTTTGCCAAGGGATTTGAGGAGGCGAGAGGATGCTGCATTGAGTATATGTGCGCTCAATACTATGGCATTATGGCGCTCGTTATTGAAACGAATTGCAGAAACGAAAAATGATGTATGGTCTGGTGATGCAAACACGCCCTAAGCAAGCATAAGACAACCAGATCACTTCATATATTGTCACAATTTTGGAGGTGATTCTATGTGTAGAATATTAATTAAAAAAGCCGGCAAATTTGTCGATTTTGAAACATTAACATCAGAGGAAAAAGATACAGTGCGTTGTAATGTGACTGGTAAGTTAGCAGATACACTCATGCTTCAGCTTGGATACAAGAGAGTTGCGAAGCAGCGAAAAGAGAAAGCGGGATAATACAAATTGCTGAGCTATCGGCATGACGGGCAAACTCCCACCCTATTTTGATCCCCCGGCGTTTAGCCTGCCGGGGGGATTAGAGAACAAGAAAGGAGAACCTTATGACAGTACAGAGAGCGACTACGTTAGACAGCCATAAAGAATGCAGATTGTGCGGTAAGATCTATTCACTGCGGCATGACAAAAAGTTTTGTCCGTGTGGCGGATTTATCTATACGATCAGTCAGGTGTATCAGCCAACAGTAAAAAAAGAGCAGTAGACGAGTCTACTGCCCCTATGATGAACCATACAAGTTACACCGTACAAATCTATTGTAACAAACATATGGTTCATCCGTCAATAAATCCACTGACGGATATTTTGTTAGGGGGATTTATGTGGAAAGACGAATATCGGATCAGTGATCCGTTTTTTATCGTGCATTGTAAAAGTTGTGGAAAAAAGTATTGGAGTACCAGACGGAGCAATGCAGTGTGTAGCTTTTGTCACAGCGAAAATGTGTATACGGAGACACCGAAGCACACGATCGTCAAAGAAGGAGGGTAATAATGTACACCATATGTGTTGCAGCATTAAAGGGTGGCGTAGGTAAGACAACGACCGCCACCAATATAGCATATTTGTTAAGCAAAAGTAACAGGGTATTATTTGCAGATGCCGATTGTCAAGGTGATTCGTCAAAAGTGTTTGGAGCGTATTCTGCATCGTTTGGCGGCATGGCAAAGCTGATGCAGAATGGCATATCTGTATCTGATGATATTACCGTAGATGATTACTGCAGAACACCAAAGTCTGGCAGTTTAACAGTGCTTCCGGCGAATGAGTGGCTGCAGAAAACGAATGCAGAACTCATGCTCGAAAGAAAGATGAATCAGATCAACATATTGCAGAAAGCATTGGATTCTGTGCAAGAAGATTATGATTACTGCGTGATCGACTGTGGACTACAACTGGATCTGACAGTAGTTAATGCGATTATGGCATCAGATTTGGTGCTGTCACCGATGCGTCTTGGTGGATTTGAGCTTGCTGCACTGACACGTTTACAGGAACAACTCTATGATTTACGCAGGATACGTCCGGATATTAAATTGATGATTTTTGGAACTATGTTCCAGAACAATGCTTCGTCCCGCGAGGCAGAATGTCAGATGCGTAGTCATTTTGGACAATCATATATGCAAACCCATATACGCCATAGCACACCGTTGATGCGTCGGTCTTTTGGTGCAGGAACGATTACGCAAAGTTCTCCACATTGCAACGCATCTAAGGACTACATAGCGCTGTTAGATGAACTGCTGGGAGGTGACTGGCGTGAATAAATTTAGCATTTTTGATGGGTTGAGTGCGGCGTCTGTTGCTGATGCAGATAATACGGATCGTGCCAGGTTAGCGCTTACAGACGTTCCGTATGACAAGATCTATCGCAATTCGGACAACTTTTATCCACAGAGTGAAATCAAAGAATTGGCTGCGAAAATCTTAATGGTTGGTTTGTTAGAGCCGATGACTGTTACCTTTAATCCATGCGAGCAGGGTGAGTACCGCCTCACAGATGGTGAACGCAGATATAACGCTATTGGGTATTTGCGCGAACAGGGGTATGAGGGATTTGATGTGGTGTCAGTCCGCATAAAGCCGGTAAAGAACGAACATGAGGAACGAATAACTCTGATTCTGGGTAACTCTTATCGTACAAAGGATATTGCTACGTTGATCAAAGAGGAGCAGGTGCTAAAGGAAGAATTGACCCGAATGAAAGCAGAGGGGATGTCTTTGAATGGCTACGATCTGCAAAAAGGCAGGATCAGAGATGTGATTGCGGACTTGATGAACGTGTCCAAGACTAAAGTGGCAGAGCTGGAAGCGATAGCGAAACATTTACGCCCAGAACTTATGAAGAAGTTAGAAAATGGTGAGATAAAGCAGTCTACAGCATACCAGCTATCCAAATTGACGCCAGAGGAACAGGCAAATTATGTGGACAAGCCAAAGGTAGAAAAAACAGAACCAAAGGCACAGTCGGATGTACCCAATGCAACCAAACAGAAGGAATGTGCGAATAGAAAACAACCGGGAGAATCAAAGAAGGAACAGATATATATTCCGTCACTGTCTCAATATATTCTGCGGACAGAGGGGTGTTCTGTTGCTGATTTTCTCCGCCGATATTTACCGGATGATGTCGATGTGACAGTCTTAGCAGATGCATTGTTGCTGCTGGCGCATAACTATCAACGAGATATCGTGCAGCAACGCATGGTAGATTGCACGGGGGAGTATAAGAATGCGGATAGTTAAGATATGTGGGAAGTTGTCTAATCCACCGCCAAGCGGCAGAAGAGAAGGAGGCAGATCATTGCGCAGAGATGATAAAGACATAAAAAGTATGAATCGCTACGAATACCGAGAACTGAAAAACTTTTGCTACCAATACCCATGGTGGCACAAACAATTGGAGGAATTAAATGAGAATCTAGGGGTGTCAGCTAGCAGTTATGATGATGTTCCTACGGCGAAATCCATGGATTCTGCCGTAGAACGCAAAGCACTGCGCATGGTGCAACTTAACGAGAAGATCAACATGGTCGAGTTGGCGGCGCAAAGTGTTAGTAAAGATTTGGCATTTTACATATTGGAATATTGCACGAATCCGGGGATGTCTTTTGCCAGATTGGACGCATTATATGGCGTACCGTGTTCCGAGGCTACGTTTTATCGACACAGGACAGATTTTTTTCGAGCATTGCGGGACATTCGAAATGACTATAAGACACATGGTTGTTCTCGTTTTGGGCGGCAAAACTGGAACCGGAAGCGCGAACCATGGAATAAGGGAAGGAGCAAATAATGAGATTTCCAAAGACAAAAAGAGATTTTGAGATAGATGTAATGAGGGCGTATTGCGACGGATTTATGACTGCATGTAATCAGGACGTAGGGGATGTTCGATCGCAAATGCTCTCATGTGCCGGTGGTTTTTGCAAGGACAATGTTTTTCGATTTATTGGTAGAGATAATTTGCCGGATTTTGCGAAAAAACATTTTGGAATGTAAGCAGTGAGGGTGATAATTGGTGGTTCGATTCCACCACGCTGCATTTATGCGACGCCTGATCAGCCGAGCATAAGTAGTACGCCTATAGTTCAGTGGGATGCTGTATCGTTTACGGGATGTGGTATCGTGCGTTTACGCTATAGGTTAGGGGTGCACTAGCGTCTATGGCAGGGGCAGTGTATGACTCTATGCATGGGGACTTGGACGATTTGTTTTATGGCAAGGCGGACTGGTTGCTTATGCGACCCTAGATGAATACATACAAGGAGGTTACAGCGCATGAGGAAGACTGGATTAGACAGTTTTCCGATAAATGTGGTGAATAATGACAATGTTGACAAATTGATTAAGGAATACGGATATGAGGGTCACGCATTTCTGATCGCTATTTGTCAGAAGATATTTGCAGGAGAGGGCTATTACATCCAGTGGGATGAGCGAGTTTGTACAGACTTTGTGCTTTTTACTTTGCATAGAAATGCCAAGGTGATCAACAAAGTGTCAGACATAGTTAGCTTCTGCCTGAGGAGAGGAATTTTTTCGAGTGCGCAATTTGAAGAGCATGGAATCTTGACATCGAAAGATATTCAAGAGTTTTACATCCACGCAACCAAAAAGCGCAAACTAATTTTTTTGAAAAAAGAGTACCTCTTAGTTAAAGTCACCCATTTATCGGAAAAATACATAATTTTGGACAAAAAAGGAGACTCGGAGGAACAAAGTAAAGTTAAAGTAAATAATAATTATTTATGTATGGCGCAAACGCAAAGCGGATCGGATCGAGACAATGTGCAGGCGATTGATGAATCTATGAAACATCCTACTTTGCAACAGATTGAACAATATGTAGCACAGAAGTGCAGTAAGGTTAATCCGAAAGAATTTTTTGCGTATTACGATGCTAAAAATTGGAGAACCGCTCGCGGTAATCCTATTAGGGATTGGAAGGCGCAGATAGACATTTGGTCAGCGAGAAATACGACTTCCGGAACGCCGGTTAAACGTGTTTCGCAACCGATCCGTTCGAAAAATCAATTTCAACAGTTTAGCCAGAGAACGGTGACTGTCGAACAAATGAATGCTTTGGAACAGAGGATATTGGCACAGCAGACGGTTGGAGGTGATGACGATGAAGAAAAAAGCTAAGCCGGAAGGCTGTGTGCATCCGGATTGCTTTCATTGTCGTCTCCCGGATTGTAAATATAGTAAAACGGAAACATCTGACAGTGAATATCTGGTTCGAATGAATCGCTTTCGGAAGTTCCAGACATCATGTTTGGGGGGAAATGTCCGGGAGGCGCAAAAGGCTTATCCGGAGTGCGTGGATAACTGTAGCGGAGTGATATTTGGAAAAAAAGAGGAGGAGACAGATGAGCAATAGACCTCAAATTACAAAAATACTGTCGCTGTCAATATTAACCCGTATGTATGGGTGATTGAATTTGAACGGTGCGAAAAACCGGGAAAGGAGACGGAAAATGGAGAAAACAGATGCGTCCATCTGTTTTCTCTGTTTGTGTTGGGAACTATTCATTTATGTTAGCGAATAAAAATTAAGTAAAATGCTAACATGAGTACTCCTATATTGCCAAATAGCGAAGAGGGAGTGGCCACAAGTAAGGCATGCACTTTTTCAAAAAGCGGCACTCCATAAATACCCAATATAAATAGTCCAAATGTTAATAAGTTTTCTGAAGATTTTTTCATGTTAATTCCTCCTTTATTGTAATGGGGGCACTGTTAAAATTTTCGCTCACAGTTGCCCCCAGAAAAAGGGGAATTAAAAAGTTGTCTTCAGATTTTGGAGTAAATGAATTAACACGATAGGAAGCTTCAGATCCACCTAGTTTATGACCGTGTATCCAACAGAATATCACCTCCGTAATAACAAACTTATTATACAATAGCATGCCATACAACTCCATGATAATATAGTGTAGTGGTTTTGTAAAGAGGTAACGGAAGAAAGGTCTGATCGATATTTATGTGTCGGATTCCGACACACAAAACTAAATTGCAAAAAGATGAGAGAAACACGAAGCAATTATGTGATATATTGATAGTGTCGAAGATTAGGGAAGTCGATGGCTTGATGCAGATCAAACCAGTTGACTTCCTTTTTGTTTGCAGGAGGTGATAGTGAATTGAACTCGGTGCAGCCAATCCGTGACATGGAGCTGGTTAATGACATTGCGGATTATTTGAAGGGGAGAAGCGAAAGAGATTATATGATGTTCCTCTTCGGGATCTATTCTGGATTGCGCATTAGCGATATTCTTAAACTACGAGTGCGAGATGTTAAGGGCAAAGACCGGATTACTTTGCGTGAGAAGAAGACAGGCAAGGAAAGGAGCTTTCCTATCAATGCAGCATTAAAGAGTAAAATTAAGAAGTATGTTGACGGAAAGCAGGACTATATGTTTCTCTTTCAGTCCAGACAAGGTAAGAACAAACCGATCAGCAGACAGCAAGCGTACAACATTATACGCAAAGCAGGTGAAGAGTTTGGACTATATCAATTGGGGACGCACACATTGAGAAAAACATTTGGCTATCATCTCTATCGACAGACGAAGGATGCGGTTACGATACAAAAGATTCTAAACCATGCCAGCGTGGAAATTACGATGAGGTATATTGGAATCACGCAAGACACGATGGATGCAGCAATGGATAAGTTGAGCTTTCGTGTTTAACCTTTTTTATTTTGCTTTTTCTGGTTAGTTTGTCATATTGAACTGGCGTAAAACTGACAGAGCAAAAATAGAGTTTCTTCTATTAGCAGCAAAAATAGAGTGAGTAAGACAGACTATTAACATATGTCAATCTGATGAGGAGGAGAGGATATGTTGAAATCTTGTTCAAGGTGTGGGCGCATCCATGCACGAGGAGATCCGTGTCCGGTAAAGTGTGCCAAAGTTGTAGAGAAACGAAACAAGGAGATTGTTCGTTTTAGAAACAGGCAGGTATGGAAACGGATGCGTGAGCATATTAAGGTGCGAGACAGGTTCCTATGTGTTTATTGCCTAAAAAAGTTGCAGGTGCTTAATGCAGAGGAATTGAGTGTACATCACATTGTTCCTTTGGAAGAGAACTTTGACCTTGCGTTGGAGGAAGAGAATCTGATCACGCTATGTCGAGAGCATCATGAGCAGGCAGAAAAGGGTGTGCTTAATCGAGCAGAGTTAAAAATGATGATTTATGACTCCCCCCGGGGTGTTGAGACCCTAAAATAGGGAGCACCTTGGCACCGACAGCCTGCCACGATACATAAAATATTCCCACATCAGGTTTTTTTGAGAAAGGAGGGCGCATAATGCCAACACCACCAAAGCCAGTCAGTGTGCTGCGGGCAGAAAAAAAGAGCCACAGAACCAAGGCGGAGCTGGCAAAGCGCCAAGCAGGCGAGGATGGGCTATTGACCGGAAAAAAATTAAAAGAAGATGCATTAGTCAAACAGAATCCGCATGCGCACAAAGAATTTATCCGCATGAAAGCTTTACTCAAGGGAATTGATAAGGCAGACGATTTATATGGAGCAACGATAAATCGCTACTGTATGCTACGCGCAGAGGAGTTGGAACTGCTTGCAAAGCTGCAGAGATTAAAGCAGCAGATCAATGTGATTTATGACCGCTTTGGAGATTATGATGGTGATGATTTTCGGGATGTTGCAGCATCGTTAGCGTCATTAGAAAAAACTTATGCATCGTTAGAACGGAGTGTCAATGCGAAGCGTAAGATGCAGAGCGACATCGAAAAAGAAAATGTAATGACAATCGCATCGGCGTTGCGCAGTATTCCGAAAAAAGTAGATGAGGATGCAGATCCTTTGAAGGAGATCTTAAATGGACGAATTGGTTAGGCAGTCAAAGGCTGCGAAATATGCGCAGTGGTGCATACAACCAAACAATGACAAAGTTCCCGTTTATGTTAAACGCCAAGTAATACAGTGGCTTGAGATAGCGGATGACAAAAACAATGAGGCATATGTGGATGTGGAGACACTTGCTATAATTTCTGGTCTGCTGAAAATTATGGTGCATCCGGATCTGCATTGCAGCATGTATGAGGGGCTGGAAGACTATGCGTGGCTTTTGATTGTTGCGGCACTATGCACGAAGTCACATGACGGCAGCCGATATTATCAAACAGTTTTGCTTGAGATTTCCAGAAAGAATTTCAAAACATTTAACTCTGCGGTAATCTTTATCTTGCTAATGCTGACAGAGCCAAAATTTGGACGCTTTTTTTCTGTAGCACCGGATCTTGCATTGTCGAGTGAGTTAAAAATGGCAATTCGTAAGATTATTAAGAGTTCACCGCTCTTGTATAATTCAAACGGGAAAAAACATTTTAAGTTGTTGCGAAGTGAGATACGCTGCGATCTGACAGAGAGTACGTATGTGGCTCTCGCATATAGCAAAGATGGTATGGATGGTAAACAAGCAAATGCCTTTCTCGCAGATGAGGCGGGTGCTTTGGATGAGTATCCTGTAGAGGCGATGCGATCATCACAGTTAGTGTTGGTCAATAAATTAGGAATTATCATATCAACGCAGTACCCTAATGACAACAATGTGATGATCGATGAGATTGACATTGCAAAAAAAACATTAGATGGTCTGTTTGACATCAACAACACAAGGGTGTTTGCGTTATTGTATGAGCCGGACGATGCATTGCAAAAAGATGAGGTGTGGCAAAAAGATGATCGAGTGATTTATCAGGCTAACCCTGTGAGTGTGCATAACAAAACAGTGTATGATGATTTGCTTAAAAAACGCACGATGGCGATCTATTATGAGAATAAGCGTGAAAACTTCTTGTGCAAACACTGCAACATTCGGTACAAGGGACTTGGTGTGGAGGGCTATATTGATGTTAATAAAGTCAAGCGCTGCAAGATTCCGAAAGACGATGCGTTTTGGCAGGGCAAGCGTGTTTGGCTGGGACTTGATTTGTCGCAGTCCGATGATAATACAGCCGTTGCTATGGTCACGATGTACCATGATGAGATGTATGCAAGGGTATGGGGATTTATTCCGGAAGAGAAATTAGCGTTAAAGGAAAAGAAGGAGCATGTTGACTACCGCAAACTGATCCGGCAAGGCTGTTGCTTTGCTTGCGGTGGTGAGGTTATAGATTATGGATTTGTGGAAGAGTTTATCCTAAACTTGCCAAAGACCTATGGCGTGGAAATCGCACAGGTTGGATATGACCGCTATAATGCAATTTCCACGATCAATAAGTTGGAAGCAAACGGAATTGAATGTGTCCAGATTAAGCAGCACTCTTCGGTGTTGCATCCGGCAACAAAGTATTTGAAGGAACAAATATTGCAACAACTTTTTCATTACGAAGAAAATCTTATGTTGGAAATTAACTTTTCCAATGCGAGATGCGTTGAGGACACGAATAAAAATAAATATGTAAACAAGAAAAAATCCAATGGCAAAGTGGATATGGTTGTAGCACTTATTGATGCGGTGTATCTGGTGCAGCAAGAAGTCCTGTTTGGTAATGGATTTTTTGTTTATTACTAAGTGTCGGAATCCGACACCGGAAAGGATTATTATGGGATTGTTTTTTCATAGAGAAAACCGTGCTGATGATAACAAAGAAGTAAATGATGTAATTGACGAATCAGATCTTAGTGTGGCGTTGCTATCAGCAGTAGTGTCTAACACAAGCATAACGAGAGATCAGGCATTGCAATTACCGACAGTGGCGGCATGCATAAGCATTATTGCAGGGGTTATAGGGTCGCTGCCAATAAGGTTATATCGGCAGGAAGGGGATAAGACGGTTGTTCAAAATTCGGACAATCGTCTTTTTACATTGAACAGAGATACGGGTGATACATTAACCTTAACACAGTTTTGGCGAGCTATGATTAGTGACTATTATCTTGGCAGTGGTGGCTATGCATATATCCACCGAGAATATTCAATACCTAGATCACTACATTATGTCAAGAAGTCCTGTGTCAGCATAATGCACAATGCAGATCACATTTATAAGGATTATACGGTTATGGTAGATGGACAGCGTTATCAACCGTTCGACTTTTTTAAGTTGCTTCGTAACACGGAAGACGGTTGGAAGTCAAAACCGATAACAGAAGAAAACACTATTATTCTTGCTACAGCATATCGGGAGTATGTGCTTGAACACTCGTTGGCTGTGAAGGGCGGGAATAAAAAGGGCTTTCTGACATCGGAGTTCCAGCTAACTAACGATCAGGTTTCGAAAGTTAAAAGAGCTTTTCGCAGGTTGTTTGGAACCGGGGAAGAAAATGCGATTGTACTTCCGAAGGGAACGAAGTTTCAAGAGTCATCCAACACATCTGTGGAGATGCAGTTGAATGAAAACAAGGAATCAAATGCAGAGGCTATAGCTGCGATATTCCATGTTCCGTATGGCATCATTGAGGGGCATGGAACGAAAGAGGACTTTGATACCTTGATCAAATTAGCTGTAATGCCGCTTGTCAACGACATTGAAGCGGAACTCAATCGAGTGTTTTTGCTGGAAGAGGAAAAGACGAACTGTTACTTTGCAATAGACACAACGAAACTCATCAGAGGAAGCATTGAAGAGAGATACAACGCCTATAAGACAGCGTTAGAAGCTAACTTCTTACAAATTGATGAGGTTCGCAACATGGAAGACATGCCTCCTATGGGCATTGACTTTATAAAACTTGGATTGGATGCGGTGTTGTACAATCCAAAAACAAAGCAGGCGTATACACCGAATATCGACAAGATTTCAAGTGTAGATGGATCTGCTGGAAAGGAGGACGATCATGCAGGCGAAGGTCAGGGATAATAAGCTGCATATAAGCGGCTATGTAAATGTTCCGGGGCGCTTATCGTCACGCCCGGTCTATACGCCAAAACATGGCAAGGTCATGGAAACGATCGAGCAGAGAGCATTTACCAAAGCACTGGACAGAACGCACGATGTCAGGTTGTTATTAGATCACTTGGCAGACCGGGAATTGGCGAGTGTGGCTGCTGGCAATCTTACATTAAAAGAAGATCGAATTGGATTACGAGCGGAGACGGTCATTGATGACCCGGAAGTGGTGCAAAATGTTGATAAGCTGCGAGGCTGGTCTTTCCAGATGCTCAATGTTAAAGATCGCTTGGAACAGAGAGCGGATGGTTTACCGATCCGCCATGTTGAGGACTTTGACATGCCGGAAATATCGCTCATTTTGCACAAGAATCCAGTTTATGCTTCGACATCTATCGAATTGCGATCAGATGATGAAGCAGAAGTAGAATGGAGAGCGGTAGAGACATCGTTTGAAGTTTCTAAAGATACCGGACAGGGAATCGATTATACAGCTTTTGAAAACAGAATTAGTGAAGCAAGAATTGCCACAAGGTAGTTCTAAATATAGAGGAATCCGAAAGGGTTCCTTTTTTGATGAAAGAAAAAAGGAGGAAACAAATGTATTTGAAACAGTTGAGAGAAAAGAGAAGTGCAAAGGTAAAGCGCATGCAGGAGATCCTTGCGGGGGCAAAGGGCGAAAACCGTGCTATGAGCGAGGAAGAGCAGAAAGAGTTTGATGAAGCTGAAGCGGAGATTGCTGATCTGGATAAGACGATCACTGCCGCAGAAAAGGCGAAAGAGCTTGAACAGCAGGAAACGGATAAGGATGATCCGGAAGATGAGGATAAGGTAAAGGATAAGAAAGACCAGGATGGTGAAAACCGTGCGGAAGATGACAGAAGAATATTTGCTGATTACATTAGAGGTGTTGTCACAGGGGAGAATCGTGCAGATATGACATTAGGCGAAAATGGCGCAGTGATTCCGACCACGATTGCCAATGAAATTATCAAAAAGATCAAGGATATTTCTCCAGTGTATAACGATGCAGCACATTACAATGTCAAAGGGACTTTGTCTATTCCTTATGTGGATGAGGAGGGCACATCTCTTGCGGTAGCTTATGCCGATGAATTTGCAGAGTTGGAAGGCGAAAAAGAAAAGTTTGCCAGTATTGAACTTGGTGGATTTCTCGCCGGGGTACTTGCAAAAATTAGCAAATCTTTGATCAACAATTCAGATTTTGATATTGTTGAGGAGGTCGAGACGCAGATTGCAGAGGCGTTTGCACTGTGGCTTGATCACGAGATGCTAGTTGGCACAGCAGGAAAAATCACAGGTGCGTCAACATCCACGAAGAAAATTCAGTCTGAATCGACCAGCGTCATTTCGTTTGATGATATTATCAAATTAAAAGATGCAATCAAGGCAGCTCATCAGACGGGAGCATATTTTGTAATGAGAGACACGACGCTGACGGCGGTTCGCCTGCTCAAAGATAAAAACGGCCGTTATCTTGTTAATGATGATGTTACAGAAGAGGGCAGACCAACGATTCTTGGCAAGCCTGTTTATACATCCGATGCTATGCCGGAGATTGGTAAAGATGCAGAACCGATCATTTATGTGAATCCAAAAGTAGCGCTGGCGGTGAAGCTGACGGAAGATATGGAATTGCAGGTTCTGAAAGAAAAATATGCTACCCAGCATGTCATCGGGGTAGTAGGATGGGCGGAAGTCGATGCTAAAGTTAAGAATCAGCAGGCAATCGCAAAGCTCAAGATGGCAGCATCATAGGAGGGATTGCATGAAGGTAGAAGCAACGGTTAGCTTCTCCGGACCTAAGATTGCAATGGCACCGGGGGAGATCAAGGATATAACGGACAAGGCGTTAGTGGACGATCTCCTTCGTGCCGGCTATGTCAAGAAAGTTTCCGGAGGGAAAACAAATGAAAGTAAGCGAACTGCAACCAAGTGATGTGATCCGATATATGCGATTAGATGAAGATGGCGAGGAAGAGTTACCGTTATATCTGGATGCAGCAGTGCATTATGTATCCTCTGCGCTTGGACTTCCGGTATCTGCAGATGGGATAGAGGATTGTCTGGATAATCATCCGGATATCACAATCGCAGTGTTGGCGTTATGCGGCGACATGTATGACAATCGCTCTGTATATGTGGATGGTGCGGTCATGAATCGCACGGTGGAGACGGTGCTTGCGATGTATAACGCGAATATCGGTTAGGATTAGGAGGTGCTTTATGCAAGTAAATCCCGGAGAACTGAATAAGCGTATCGAGATCTATTGCATGGATTCCAAAGATGACGACGAAGAATTTCCTGTGCCCATAAAAAAGACGGTACGGTCGACTTGGGCATCGTTCAAGCGAACATCCGGCACGGAAAAATTCAGATCCGGTAAGGATATGAGCGAAGTGCAGTGTAGATTTTTGGTGCGTCATACGGAGAAGAAACTCACTACTGACATGAAAATCTTGTATGACGGTGCGTTGTACGAGATCTTGTATATTAATGATTATGAGGATAGTCATAGATATGATGAAATATGGAGCAGAAAGGTGGAGTGATAGATGGGGCGGTTTGAATTTGATATTCCGGATGATTTATTTAAGGAGCTGGAAGATAGTTTTGACGATGTTGCACCGAAAATGATCGATGCGGCATTGCCCGTTTATCAAAAAGCGATGGAGCAATCTATCAAAGAATCTGTATCATCTGCTCCGGAAGCGGTCAAGAGACAAACATCTGGTTTGGTAAAATCCTTGACGGTCAGAAAGGCAAAACAGTCTGACACGAACGCATATATCGGAAACATTGTTTTTGCGGGAAAAGACCCAAAAGGTAGCCCCAATGTAGTTAAGGCAATGGGGTTGGAATACGGCAACAGCCATCAAATTCCGTCACCGTTTATGCAAAGAGCGGTCAATTCCTGCGAAAAAAATGTATTAGCAAAGATGGAAGAGGTATTTAACAGAGAGGTAAAGCAATGACAGTAACAGGGCAGTTAAAAAAGGCGTTAAAGAGTGTATGTTCCGAGGTGGCACGGGACAAATATGAAGGAAAAAAAGATACCTACATTGTCTATAATGTAGCCACGGAACAAGCTGGGAATTATGCAGACAATTCGCCACATAGCGAAACGGTATTTTTGCAAATACATTTATATATGCCGTCAAGTGTGGATTATACAACACTGCAGGATGCGGTAAAGAAAACCGTGTCTGACAATGGTTTTAGTTATCCACAAACTGCGCTAAACACTGTGGAAACTGACACGAACATCAGACATATTTGTCTGACCACAAACAAGGAAAAGGAGATTTAACTATATGGCAACAACAGGATTAAGTGGATTTGTCCACGCGGATTTTGATGAAGACAAAAAGACATATGCAAAGCCGGCTAAGTTGGCGGGAGCGATCGAGTTTAAGGAGGCGTTAGATAGAAATGATGCGAAATTATATGCGGACAATGAATTGAAAGATTCTGATACATCTGTTACTGGTGGAAAGGTCACATTATCTATCGACGATGATGATGACGAGATCTTTGCTCCAATTTTAGGTGAAGAAGTAACGACGCTCTCTATTAAAAGCAAAGAGTATAAGGTGGTCAATTCTAAGACCTCTGACAAGCCTAAATTCCAGGGATTTGGATACATTGCAGCTAAAAACAATGGTAAGTATAAGGCAACTTTTTATCCAAAAGTGACCTTTGCCCGTTCGGATGAAGAGGCTAAGACAAAAGAGGATAAGACGGAATATACCAAGCCGGGTGTCGAGGGTACAATCTACCCAGTGGATGGTACTTATAAAGAAACTGTGATCACGGACACGGTAGAAGAGGCAGTGGCTGTCTTGAAAGCATTGTTTGGCGATACTACGGAGGCTACAGAATAGTAGCATGAACATAGTGTATAGGTGGGCAGGGGAAATCCCCTGCCTGTAATTGGAGGTAACCAATATGAGACTTTATGATTTGCCGATTGATGGCAATGTTTACACGGCATGCTGTGGGTTGCATGCTCTAGAACAGCTCCAGAATCAACATGGATCGTTGGATGTGTTTGAGAAAAAGCTAATTGGTGATGCAAAGGAAAATATGTCGCTTGACATAGCGACAGTGCGTAACACGGCGAGACTGTTTCTGGAAGATGGTGCGAAAGCCTCCGGATCAGAGTTGACGAAAAAGGCCATAGAGAGCATCGTAGACAATGCAGGCGGTGTATATGACCTGGCAGCGAATTTGTATGTGATATTCTCGAAGAGCATCGCTTCCAATGTCGATGAAAAAAACGAGGAGAGCCAGACGGAGACAGAGTAAATATTGACTTCGGCTGGCTGAAATATGTAAGTGTGGCCAGACTGGGTTTTAGTCACACGGAAACAATGTGGCTCTCGTTTGGAGAGTATCAAGAATTGTATCAAGCATATATGAGGCTGTTTGATGTTGAGAATATGTTACATAAAACAGGGCAAACCTATGAGCATTTGATAAAAGCAGAAAATGAGATAGAAAAGCCTATAGATTTTGATTTTTAGCGGTATAATAGGGGACTTTTTTGTTGTAAATAAGGATGTTTTGGATTATAATATTAGTACAAAATATTGTAATGATTGTTGTAGAAACGGGGGGATGATTATGTACTATACGGCTATGCCAGCGGGTGTTGCGATTATAGGGACCATATATTTAATTTTTAAGTATTGCAAATATGGCAAGGATATATTTTTTGGATTAGCATTTTCGGCTTTTGGTTTTTTTGTCAAAGTGTTTATAAACACATTTTGCGGATATTGTGTCATGGCAATGGGTATGACCTTGGTTGTATTGACATTGATGCAAATGGTTATCCATCACAAACAGGATGTTGAGCAGCCGACTGCATATCAGAAGTTATGTCGAGAAATGGACGAAGAGAGGGAAAATGAATATATGGACAGATTGGAGAACTGGTCAAAACTTGAAAAATAGCCAGGTGAAAATAGAAATATAAAGAAAAGCGATTAGGAGACTGTAAAAGGTCTCCTTTTTAATTGGAGGAATTTATGGCAAATAAAGCAAAGATTGGGGCATCAATTGTATTAGACGGGGAAAAAGAGTTTAAAAGTGCAGTGACAGCGTGTAATAAAAAATTAGCTACAATGAGATCTGAATTGGGTCTTGTTAAGGAAAAATATGCAGAGAATGCCAATAGTTTGACTGCTTTGCAAGATAAGCATAAGGTGCTGTCTAATATTTTGAATATACAGAAATCCAAGCAGGAATCCGTACGCATAGGTTTAGAAAATGCGCAAAAAAGCCAACAGAAGGTGGCTGAAAGTTTAGGAAAGCTGAAATCAGAATATCAGCAGGCGCAGAAAAGCATGGACAAAATGAAAGCGTCTTGTTCCAGTACGGACAAAGAGATTGCAGAACAAGAAAAAAAGTTAAAAGAATTAGCGCAGGCGATAGAGAAAGGGGAACATAACTATGACAGTGCTTCTAAGAGAGTTGATTCGTGGAGAACACAGCTTAACCGGGCGCAAACACAAGTGCTTAAGGCAAATCGTGCAGTACAGCAGAACGAAAAATATATGCATGAGGCGGAAAACGCTACTGATCAGTGTGCAAAATCATTAGACCAATATGGAAAAAAGACAAAAAATGTTGTTGCAGAAACAAATACATTTAAGGATAGTTTACGTGCTAATTTGGCGAGTAATTTGATTGGCAAGGCAATTAGTAGCACCAAAACGGCAATTACTACAGTGGGGCAGGCATCTGTTGCCTCAGCAAAAAATGTTGGTCTATATGCTGACGATATGAATACACTTTCTACGCAGACAGGTGTAGCAACAGATACATTGCAGGAATTAAAATACATGGAAGATCTGGTAGATGTATCATTAGAACAGGTGACAGGATCCATGGCAAAAAATATTAAGTCAATGTCTAAGGCCAAAGCTGGAAGTGCTACATATGTGAAAGCATACGAACGGTTGGCTGTATCGGTCACGGATGCCAATGGTAATTTGCGCGACAGCGAGGATGTTTATTGGGATGTTATTGATGCTTTAGGAAATGTGGCGAACGAAACAGAGCGTAATAGCTTAGCGATGACCATTTTTGGCAAATCTGCACAGACATTAAATCCATTGATAGCACAAGGCAGTGCAGGAATTAACGAGTTAAAAAAAGAAGCACAGTCTGTCGGGGCGGTATTGTCGCAGGATACGCTAGATGCCATGAATGCAGTGAATGATCAATTTGATAGACTAAGTGCACAGTCTGATGCGCTTAAGCGAGAAATAGGGGTCGAATTAGCACCAAGTATTTTGTCTGCTGCGACAGAAATTGGAACAGCAATTCAAGAAAATAAGGAAGATTTAATCAATTTGGCATCGGGGGGCATAGATGTTGTAACGACTGGAATGACATGGATTATAGAGCATGCACAGGGGGTAGTAGCGGGTGTTACTGCTATAGGCGGAGCAATGCTTACTCTTAAGGCGGCCTCAAAGGCAATGGATGTAGTCGGAGGCATAAGCAGTATTGCATCTTTAGCAAATCCGATTGGTATTGCTGTGGTTGCTCTTGGTACACTTGCGACGGCTGTAGTTGCTTTGAAGACGGCAACCAGCAAAGAATCAGCGGAAGAGCGTAAAGAACGACAGGAATTTGATGCGACCGTAAGTGCTATGCGGCAAAAAAACGAAACTATCCAGCAGACAATAAAATCCTCCAAAGAAAAGATGCAATCATCAGAGTCAGAGGCATTTGCTACGGAACAACAAGCAAAACGATTGATGGAACTTAATAAAGTAGAGAATAAAAGCAAGGCGCAAAAAAACGAGATGAAGACACTTGTGCAGTCTCTATCTAGCCAGATTCCCGGAATTACAAAGTCGTACGACGAACAAACGGGAACGTTAAAAATGAGCAACAAGGAGATTGAAAAGCAGATAAAAAACTGGAAACAGTTATATTTGACACAAGCGCTGCAGGATGACTTAAAGGATATATACAAGGCGCAGTATGATGCGCAAAAAAACATTGAAAATGCGAATCAGGCAATCACTGATTCGCAGCAAAAAGTAACTGATGCATATAAAGAGGCAACGGAAGCTCAAAAGGCTTTGAATAAGGAGTACGAGGAAAATAAGAACAATCCGAACTATAACGAAAATTATAGCAAAACGTATCAGAATGCCTTATATAAAGAGCGTCAGTATCTTAAAACGAAGGAACAAGAGAAAGAGAATCGCAAGAAACTGCGTAACGAAATCAAGAAATATAATCAGACACTGTCGGATTGCAATCAAGAGGTAGACAGATGCCAAAAATATGCAAATAAATTAAATGCGGAACAAGAGAAGCAAAACAAATCATCCAAAGCGGCTGCTAAATCAACAAAAAAGGCTGCTGATCAGTATAGTGCTGTAGCAAAGGGCTTCCAAAAAGCGGAGCAGGATATAGCAAGTATAGGCGGCAAGACTTCTAAGAAGAGCAAACAGCAATTTGAACAAGCTGTTAAGGTCGCAAAGGAAACAGGAACTAAGATCCCGAAAGGACTTGCTAATGGTCTTAAGTCTGGTGCAAAATCTCCGGACGATGCAGTGAAGTCTATTAATAATGCAGTTGTAAATAACCTGACGAAATTAGCTAAAAAGGCAAGACAGTCAGGTGTGGCTATCCCAAAAGAAATAACGGATGGCATGAAGAATGGTACGATGAGCGTGTCAAAGGCAAGTAGGCTTATTAATGCACAGATTGATAAGCAGTCAAAGGCATCGCAAAAAAATATGGAAAAGGCATATCTTAAAGTGCCGAAAAATATGAAATCTGCCTTTGAGAAGGGTGGAGCAGATGCGTTGGATGCGATCCAAAAGTCTAAGGAGCAGATCAAAGCATTGGAGGAAGAGGCGGGCGTGTCTTCGGTCGATGGTTTGATTAAGGGGTTGAATGCAAACAAAGCAAGAGTAGTCAAAGCATACGAAGATCTTGGTAAGAGTGCGGACTCCGGATTCAGAAAGGCACTGAAGATTCATTCTCCCTCTCGTGTGATGGAAGAGGACGGTGAATACACTGGAGATGGGGTAGTGAATGGCTTAAATAATCGCAAAAAAGCGGTCAGCAAGGCAGGTGAAGAGCTTGGTAATGCTGTCGATGAGTCGATCAGATTAAGCTTGGACATCCATTCTCCATCTAAAAAAACGGAAAAATCAGGGAAAAACGCAGGTGACGGATTAAATAAGGGACTGAAAAAGACCAAGAAAAACTTGAAGAAAACAGCTAATGAACTTGGACAAGAGATGATAAGTGCGCTGGATAGCAAAATTGAAATGAGGGATTTGCGTACAAACGGACATGGATATAGCAAAACAGCCATCACTAAAATGTGGAGCAATATTGTAAAAGCTACCAAAAAGGGCACACAGGCACACAAGGACGCACTCAAACAATATTATACGACTAGAAATGAGTTGTTAAATGCGCAGGAAGAAAAGAACGAGAAATATCAGGAAAAGATGAAGACGATGCAGTCTAAGCTAAAGGAGATCCGTACGAGTTACAATGAAACAATTAAGGATCTCCAATCGCAGATGGCAGAGGTTAAAAAGGAATATACGGATGCTGTAAAGGATACAGCATCCGGGATAGCATCAACATGGGGGTTGTTTGAAAAAGCTTCTTCATCTAAAACCAATAATGCGGATGGATTAATTCGTAACATGAAGACACAGGCTGAGATGGTGCAGCAATGGAAAACGAACATGGATACATTGCGTAAGAGGGGGGTGTCGGGTGACTTATTAAAGGATCTTGAATCTGCCGGAGTATCTTCTGCTGGAGATGTGTCTACTTTGGCGGCAATGTCTGATGCACAGTTGTCACAATACAAAAAATACTACAGCCAGCGTAATGCGACTGCTAAGCAGGAGGCTGTCACGGAAAATGCCGCACTGCAAAAGAGCACACAGGCACAACTTGTTTCGCTTCAAAAAGCGACAAAGCAACAGGTCAAACAGCAACAACAGCAGTTGCAAAATTTACAAAAACAGTATAACAAACTAAAAAAATCTGTAGCATCTCTTGATAAGAGTACACAAAAGCAAATGAGGCAGCTTGGTAAAAATGTATCGCAGGGCTTCGCAAAAGGAATAGCGTCGGGTAGCGAGGCTGTGTACAAATCAATTGCTGGTATGACGGGTACTACGGTTAAGCAAGTCAAAAAGAATTTAGGGATCCATTCGCCGTCTCGTGTTATGGCTAAGCTGGGGGGATATACAGGGGCAGGATTTGCACAAGGATTGGAAAAGGAGACACAAGACTTACACAATATTATTCTAAATTCTTTGCCTAAAAAAGTGGAAGCCCCAAATGTGACAGCCGGCACAGTGACAGATACAGCAGCTACATCGCTCGAGGCAAGACGCCCTGTATCGCTTACTTTGATGTTGGATTCTAAAGCAATTGCAAACGCTACTATATCGGCACTTGACCTGCTTCAAGGCGGTAAGATTAGCTTAAAACAAAGGGGGTTAGTAATCTAATGCATACTTTTACTTTTGATGGCAAAAATTCTTACGCAGATTATGGATTGACTGTGGAAAGTATTGATATTGGATCCCCAGTGAGACGGCAGACAGAAGTGACTATTCCATTGCGAAGTAGTGTTATTGACATAGATGAGGTAGCTGGCTATGCCACTTATGATGATCGTACTATAACAGTTAAAGCGTGGTGCAGATTGGAAACTCCAGAGCAGTTATATACGCTGGCTAATACTCTAACCAGAGCTTTTCTTGTCGGTGTGGGGCGCAAAAGTTTTGTTGATGATGACGATCCCACATCTACCTATATGGCAATATGCACTCAAATCAGTTACAGTGATTCGACCCGTAAGCACATGAGATGCACTTTGACTTTTAAGGCTAATCCCTACCGTATAGTGGGGGGAAAGGATGTGTTGTAAATGCGCAATATTTATTTGATCAATAAAGAGCGATCGGGCAAGACCTACCGCACAAAAATAAATGATGCATCAACAGATAATTCTCCTGCCAAGGTAACCGGAACAATCACGGAAGAAATTGGCTCGATTGGTTCGATTGAGATGTATGTTTACGCCAATAATCCCGGTTACAATGTTATTAAGCCATACAGCAGCAGAATTTTGGCGACAGATCAACAAGGTAACCCGATATTTTTCGGGCGCGTATTACGTGTGACACCTGAGTTTTCGGCATCCGGGTTTGGGCGTAAAGTGATTTGCGAATCTATGATTGGATTTCTACACGATCAGCCAGTACCTATTCAAGTGTTTAACGATACAATCCCCAACATTTTAAATAAGGTGTTGGGGCTGTACAATAAAACACATTCGGATGTGTGGAAGTTCGATGCATCGGGAATAGATGGTGAGCTATTGGCAGAAAAGCATGAGATACAGAGCGAGGGAGAATCTCTATATGAGTTTATCTCCAATAAGTTGTTTAATGCGTTAGGCCTGGAAATGCGCGTGTGGGTTGATGGGGGTGTTGTTGCAAACGATTATTACCAAACGATGTATATAGGTGCTTATGTCACGGCAACTTCGGTCAGTGACGCAATTACCATAGGTGATAATTTGATATCTTATCAGTGCGACGAGGATGCGACAAATCTTTGCACCAAAATTGTTCCATATGGATCTAAGTTATATACGGATGAGGACAATTTAGAACGAGTAACTGTTGCCGAGGTGAATGGCGGGGATATAACAGTAGTTGGGGATACATCGGTATATGATGTGTGTAAAACTGTTATATTTGATGATATCGAAACGGCGCAAGAACTGCTGGACGCTGCAGAAGATTATCTGCTGGAAAACGAAGAACCACAGCGTACATATCAAATCACTGCGTTTGATAAGCATTTGTTAGATCCAACATTCCCGGCGATAGTGCTTGGGAATTACTATATGGTCAACGCACCGCTACTTAATATTAATAAAATGTATTTGCGGATAACTAAGAGGACGCTTGGTATCGAATCGCTTTCCAATGATACTTTTACCGTAGGGAGTGCCTATGATGCAACATCCTCCGGTCAAATAGCAGCAAGTGCGGCAGACGTACAGTCGCTGACAAACTACACGTCATCATTGGAAAAATATAGTACCAAGCAAATTCGCGCTTTATATGGTGAGTTTGATGCATTGCATGCAAACGCCGTTACCACCGATACCCTTGTATCTAAAGTGGCTTCTATATCGACGTTAAAGGCAGATGATGCCATTATCAAAAACATACAAACAGAGGCATTAACAACAGATGCAATTAAGGCGGCCTTGGCAGATATTAATGTTTTAACAGCAGAGCAGGCTGATATAAGATATTTAACTGTAGCAAAAGCTAACGCCCTTTATCTAACGGCAGAGCAGGCTGATGTAAAATATTTGACTGTGGAAAATGCAAAGGTAACATATCTGTCTACAGAGGTTGCGAAAGCAACCTATTTAACAGCAGAAACAGCAAATATCCTGTATTTAACAACAGATAGGGCCGACGTTCGATATTTGACGACAGATAAGGCAGATATTAAATATGCGGATATTACATTGGCAAACGTAAAAGCCGGAGCTATAGGTACAGCATTAATAGCAACAGGGGCTATAGGCGCCGCACAAATAGCGGATGGATCGATCACATCTGCAAAAATAGTTGAGCTTACTGCAGATAAGATAACGGCCGGAACGTTGAGCGTAGAACGTCTTTGCTTGGTCGGATCCGATAAATCGGTAATCTATGCATTAAATAATGTTGGAGATCTTGTATCAAAAAATGTGGATAGTTTAGATGCAACGATATTAACAAAACGATCAATCACTGCGGATTGTATTGTAGCTGGAGCTATCACGTCAAAGGAGATTGCGGCAGAAACAATAACAACTAATCTATTGGCGGCAAATGCAGTTACAGCAGACAAAGTTGACATTATAAGTTTGATTGCCAGTGATGCGTTTATTAGTAATCTCGGAGCAACTAAGATCATTGTAGGAATGCAAAGCGATATATCGACAGCGCAAAGCACTGCAAATAGCGCTACAAGTGCAGCCGG